CGACACACCGTTCTCGTCGCTGTCAATTGTGATGTCTGCGCTAATCGTCTGACCGTTCAAACGGATAATGGAGTTATTGCCCTTGAAGGGGTAGCGCGTGTCGGACTCGGACTTGGTGTAGCTGTCGGCGACGGAGAACGCATCGTACACCACCATCTCGACAACATCGTTCAGGGACGCCGCCGTGACCAGCACAACAGTTGTGCCGGTCGTCGCCGCGTAGTCAGTGCCGGGCTTCAGCAATACACCGTTCTGATACACATCCATGTACATGCTGTCGGAGTATGTCAGCACCAGCGAGTCGGAGTCTGAGCCGCTGAAGCTGGTCTGCCCTGCCGTGGCTTGATAGACGAAGCGGTTACGGACGCCGAACTCTGGAGATTTACCTATGTATGGCATTATGGTTTCTCCGGCCAAGTCACATCATCAAGGGACGTAGCACTTTTTGTAATGTCACGCAGAGCTTGACGATAGGTTGACATGTCTGATGTCATTGTCTGATCAGACAAACCGTAATGATCAGTTTCAACTAAACGTCTGTCACGTTCAGTGCGAAGTTGTTTTAACTTGTATGCGTTTTCAAGTTCAGTTTCTTTTGTTGCAACAGCATCTGCATTCCAAGCTACTACATTGCCGTTTGCGTCATAAGCAATGTCACCAGTGATATTAACCACAGACGGATGGAGCGCAAAAATAGCTTCATGTTTCATCCCGCAACCTCCATGACTGTAAAACTACTTGTAGCGGTGTATACCGTAGCGTTATTGGCGTTAGTTGCGCTTTTGTTGATAAGTAAGTTAGAAGATGAAGATTCAACGTTACCTTGTATTTTATATGTAACCGCACTTGCTGTTGCTGGACTATCTAAAAATATCATTGAAATATTTCTGTCTATTGCATTTGAATCAGAACCTGTTCCAGCAGCCGCCACGGGTGTTCTGCTTACTACAGTGTCTGAATTTCCAATAAGCGTGCTGCCTCGAAGAAATCTAAAACCGAATCTTGAGCCGCCGTTATCCGCAGAAGCATTAATCATCATGTACAAAAGAAATTTACTAGATGAAGCTGTGGGTGTAATTGAAATACTTAAAGCGTTTGTGCCATCTGTAATATCTGTAAAAGTTGTCCCAGCAAAAGATTGAGAACCTGTCATTGTCACGGACTTTACTTGCAGTACAGCCCCTGTTGGCAACCCGCTTGTTGCCAGACCGTCACCTGTAACTTGAGTTAAAGCCATCTATCTGTCTCCTAGACAGGGATAACCCTTACGCTTATGCGTAAGGGCTATCACCCAGCACAGACGTATCCCAAGCTGCCTTGAGCTTTGCAATTGTGTCTGCGTTAGTGATCGCAGATGCCGCCGGGGCGTCACGCAAAGCCTTCTTCTTAGCTACAGAAGCAGTCTTGGCAGACGCATCGTCAGCCTCAAGTGCCTTCATATACGCAACATCCTCTGCCTCAAGCAGAGGTGCACGAACCTCACGGATCTTGTCTTTGAAGATCTCCTTGGCCTTTGCCAGGTCTTCACTGATGACGTTGCCACTCAGGGACCATGCACCGCGAAAGTGACGGTCAGAAGGAACGGTAGCCTTGGAAGCCTCGATCTGGTTCCCGTCCTTGTCTACGATGTATGTTGTCGGCATTTTTTGCTCCTTTAAGCTGCCAGGTCATCAGAGATACGCCATGCGTTTCTCCATTCGCGTGTCGCCGGAAGTTGCTCTTTCCGACAGATCACCATCTTCGGGCGGTTGCCCTCGTCCCACGACTGCCATACAGACTGTGGTACGTCCTTCTGGATGAGGTATTCGATGGCCTCTTCTTCGGTCATCGGCCCCATCGGTTCCGTATCATGCAGCAAGTAGCCGCGTGTATGTTTCTTGAAGTCGGGCTGCGCCTCGTCCTTCGCAAGTTCCCAGTATACCCAAACCGGCGGCAATATCCCACCTTGCAAGGCACACGCCATCCAGTTGGGATCCGGCACCAGTATCTTGGCGCACTCGTCTACGTTATCTTCAAATACAACCCGATAGTCAGACTGCACACCATCAAGGTTTTCTTTGGCCCAGCAGAGCCTGTTCCACAGATGTGTGCCTTGAAACTCTGGGGTCACTGTCATGCGAGGTCTCCATAGGCAAAGCCATTTATCTGACTTGAGTCAGAATAGCTGGAACTGTCGTTTCTATTGTACATAATGAACTGATTAGTCGCTGTAATAGAAAGAGAATAGTTGTAGGTCGTAGAACTTTTGCACCCTGACCCAGCGTAATTAGTATCATTCATTGCGCTTGTAAAAGTGATTGTATGTTTTCCAGTGCCGCCGTCAGTGATACTGCTGGCATTAAAGCTATGATTAAACGTGCCGTCACTGTCTGATTGGTTTATTCGACAAGCAACTTTAGCACTACCACCCACAACATATTCTGTAGACACAGAACCTTCAGTTGAGTGCGTCAGAGTATCTGCTTTGAGTGTACCGAATCCCATGTCTTATCCTTATGGTTTCGTCGGCCAAGTAACGCCGGTCAAATTTCCGTCGCTATCAAGCGCCGGTGTCTGTGTCGTGATATCGCGAAGAGCTTGACGATATGTAGACATGGCATCTGTCATGGTTACGTCAGACAGTGCATAGAAATCTGTTTCAGCCAGCTTTGCATTACGTTGACGACGCAGTTCTTTCATGGGTGCCGCATTGTTAAGCGCCGTTTGTCTGTCAGTGATCTGCGACCACGTTACACCAAATACGCTGGGGTCACCTGATTCAATGGCAGAACCTTCCGCATCCTCCCCTGTGACCTTACGGAACATTTCCTTGAACTCAGCTTCGCTCGTTGGCTCTCCACGAAGAACCCACCCTGTGATGCCCAGATCATTAAGAGTTTCTGCTATGCTTGTCATTATGGGGCCACCTCAAACACATCTGTTGCTAAATGACTTTTGTTGGCAACAAACTCCATTAGTTGACCATTTGACCCAGCACGAATTTGTAACTTCATCGTGATTGCAGACGTTGTGTGACTTGAAGCGTCTATTTGCTGTGCTATGCAAAAGAAAAACGGGAAGTAAACCACGTCGCCCAGTTTTCCTAAATTATCCGCTTGCAAAATAAAAGCGTTTCCAGCCGCCCCATTGAAGTAAGGGCGAACATAGGCAATCATGTCTTGTGATGACGGAGCGTAACCACGACAATTACCTGAGAAAATCATGTAAATAGTAGATGCAGATGTCAGCGGAGTAAAAGTAAAAGAACTGCCCGTCACATCTGAGTAGCTGTCAGATGTTTGTTGTTGAGTGCTTGTGACTGAAAAAAAGTGCCTCTTGTAATTTATGATATGACCATCAATGCTGACCCCGTTGCCGCTGGTCTTTTCGTTGATGGTATCTACAAGAATGGTACTCATGCGAGGTCTCCGTGAACAGCAGAACACAAAACGTCATAGTCTTGAGTGGTGCCGCCATCAGTAGTAGTATTGCACCTGTATTCTGATGCTAAAATTAGTGTGTTGGCACCTAAATGTGCAAACATATTAGAGCCATTTTTCCCACAAGTTGCAGTAGCAGAATAATCATCATTATTCATGTTGTTGGTAAACTGTACATCTGTTCTGCCAGCACCATCATCTATTAAATCCGATACGTTAAAACTGTCCTGTATTGTATGCACATTACTGGTTATGGTTGCACTTACACGACTTTTCGCCGCTTCTTGCTTCGTCAGCGTAGCTGCACCGCCGCCGGTGCTTTGGATGGTATCTGCCTTTAACGTACTCATAGCGTCACCAATGTCCCGCCGCTTTCAACGGTCAAGGTCACGCCACTGGCTACAGTGAACGGGCCTGTCACGTTTGCGTTCTCGCTTGCAAGGATGGTTACATCCGAGGTCAGGCTCTGCGCGTTGGTGCGGAATATCGCCCCGCCCTTGAATGTCCCCTTGTTCTGTTCCGGCGGCGTTACAGACGATGCCGCCACGCCCATGTAGATCACGAAGATATTGCCGGTGCCGCTAGACGGCGCTGCCGTAAACGTCAGGGTTGTGCCGTCTGGCACAGTAAACGCATCGTCACTTTCCTGCACGACGCCATCGACAGACACTATGATGTCTTCCTTAGTCACCGCTTGGTTCAGGGTAAAGGTCGTGGTCGAGCCGTTACCGTTAAACTCTTGCGTGGCAGTGCGCGCCTGGAACTGCGATACAACAGGGTTGCCAATAAACGGCATTAGGTGATCTCCATGATACTTAGAGCCGCGTCGATCTTGGCGGCGACACTACAGTCGATCTTCAGAACATCTGTGGTCTGCAAGACAACCTTGTTACCGGCCAGCAGTTCGACAGAAGACCCCGCCGGGATCGGGATGTCCTTGACCAGGAGAACCGTCTCGTTGGTCTCTGTGTCGGATGTGTCGGATACAAGCTGTACGTCGGCAGTCACCTGACTTGTGTGTACGTTACACAACATCAGGCCCAAGACCACGCTTGTCGTGCTTGATGGTACAGTGTACAGGGTTAGCGGCGTACCAGCACTCGCTGGCATGGCCGCATTCGTCTTCACTTTGAATGTATTTGCCATGTTACTATCCTAGTGCGATTGCTAGTGCGGTTGCCTCATCAGTAGTTGAAGCGCCAATATCAGAGGCTAACTCGGATGCCGATCTACCCTCTATTGAGGTTCCGTTTACGCGCAAGAAGTCGTTATCTGCAACGCCGGATGTAAATACTGGGACGTTGCCGTTGCTGATACCTGTGGCCGCAACAGCCGCTGTACCAAGGCCAAGAGATGTCCGTGCTGTGGCTCCAGTCTCCAACACAAAGTTTGAGCCGTCACCAACTATGAAGCCACCATTCGTGACAGCAAGCCCAGCTACGTCCTGTAGTTGTGCGTCTAGTCTGGCGTTAGGTAGTGTACCTGAACTGATGTTACTTGCGTCAGTCGTGTCTGTTGTGGCCGAGCTTGCTAACGCCGTGCCATTGACTGTGATGGCATCTGCTTCTAGCGTGCCGTCTACATCTACATCGCCAGATATATCTAAGCTAGTCGCGGCTACTTCGCCTGTTACACTAATACCGCCGCTAGCTGTCTCCAGTTTCTTGCTGTTGTCGTGATAAAGTTCGACTGCGCCGTTTTCCGTAAACACCGCCATAGTCTCTGTGCTGGCGGCATTAAGAATTTTTATTTGGTTGCCTTGTAAAGCCAACGGGCCTGAACCGTTATCAACAAGCCTACTAGCACCATCGTGATAGATTGATAAATCATTGCTTGCACCAAAAACGGCTTTCGCACTGTCCGCAAATTCAAGCGCATCGTCCGACTTGTCGAAGACGATATTGTAATTATCACCAGTAAAGGTGACGTCGCCGGTAAACGTACCGCCAGCTAGGGGCATAGCCGCTATATCTGACAAAACTTCAGATGCAGAGCGACCTTCAATGGCAGTGCCATCGACTCGTAAGAAATCGTTGTCAGCCACGCCAGATGTGAACTTCGGGACATTGTTGTTAGAAATGCCGGTGGACAAAGTGGCGGTGGTTGTAATCGCAGTGCCATTCAGGGTCATGGCATCTGCTTCTAACGTGCCATCTACGTCCACATCACCGGAGATGTCTAGGCTGGTTGCGGCCACTTCGCCGGTTACGCTTATACCACCGCTAGCTGTCTCCAGTTTCTTGGAGTTGTTGTGGTACAGTTCGACTGCGCCAGCAGGAATTCCTTTAAAATAGTCTCTGGCACTGGAGTCTTGAAAATGTAAATCGCCATTAGTATGTGCTTCAATGATTGTGTCATTGCCACTGTTAAGGCGGAGTTTACTTACAGTAAGACCGCCGTCTTGGCTCAGTACAAGGCTTGGATTATCTTCTTCTACAGAATTATCTGTATCCGCCTCAAGAGTAAGGGTAGCATCACCCGTTCCACCAGTTACTTTGACGCCATCTGTCGTGGTGGTGAGGCGTAGATTGTTGTCGTGGTAAAGTTCGACTGCGCCGTCATCGATAAACTTAGCAAGCGTTTCTCCAGAACCTTCAATGTTTAAGGTTCCTGCAACTGCCAAATGACCGTCTGTGCCATCCCAGTGCAGAGAAATATCATCCCCAGCACCGAAAGCAAGTTTTGCGTTGTCTGCAAACTCTAGCGTGTCTTCTGACTTGTCCCAAGTGACGGTGTAGTTGTCGCCTATAAACAAAGTATCTCGGAAAAGGCGAACTTCACCACCACCAATTCGCAAAAAGGTTTGATTGAGAGTTCCAGCGTCAGGTGCTTGAAGGTTTAAATAACCGTCTTCCGTCCCATCAGAAGCATCTGCAATTTGCGAAGAAATCTTGGCATAGTTTATAATTTCACCCGCATCGTTGCGACCTCTGAAGAGGATAGTCCCCAAAATATCATTATCTGCGGGAGAAGCACTTACCCTGTTCAAGATTAACTGCGGGTCTTCAGAAGAACCATCATCACTCTGTTGGAGTGTGACATCACCTGTGAACGTGCCACCCGCAAGTGGCATAGCTGCTATATCTGAAAGCACTTCCGACGCAGAACGACCTTCGATGGCAGTGCCGTCAACACGGAGAAAGTCATTGTCCGCCACGCCAGATGTGAACTTCGGTACGTTATTGTTCGATATACCTGTGGATAGAGTTGCGGTGGTTGTGATGGCTGTCCCATTCAACGTCATGGCGTCCGCTTCTAGCGTGCCGTCTACATCTACGTCACCGGATATATCAAGGCTGGTTGCAGCTACCTCGCCTGTTACAGAAATGCCGCCACTAGCTGTCTCCAGTTTCTTGGAGTTGTCGTGGTAGAGTTCGACTGAACCGTCAGTGGTAAACTTGGCTTTCGTCTCTGTTGCAGCCGAGTTCATAATTTCTAGGTCCGCAGACGCAGAAAGCCTTAGACCGCCAGTGCCTGTGTCTGAAATTACACTTCGACTACCTGTGTGCTTTATCTTCAGGTCATCACTTGCACCCAGAATTATTTCTTCATTATCACCTAGTTTGATATTGTTCGACGCATTCAGGAACACCGCCTTCTCTGCTGGCTGGGTGCAGAAGATGGTGCGGCTACCAGATGTCCAGTTGACGGCCGCATCAGAGTTGCTGGACTGCAAGATCGTGGTACGAGCTAGTGTCGTGCCCGACGCCGTGTAGGTGCCGATACCGACCTCGAAATCGGTGCCGTCGGTACAGCAATAGTAGGTGGTGTTGGAGTTACCTATCTCAGAGAATGCCTCAAAACCAGCAACGGCACCGGCCAAAGTATATGTGCCAGTGCCGGTGGTAGTGGTCGTCTCCTTGACGCGGTCCTTGAGAACCAGTGCCATGTTACTTCAACTCTATGGTTAGATTTCCTGCATTGATACGGAAAATATCGCCAGAAGCTATAGTTTTGTTAGCATCCAGCGCGCCGACAAAAAGGATATTTCCGCTTGATGAGGCATCAGCGATAAAGACATGAGTGATTGTGTCGTCACCGCCACCGCCAGAAGCAGGGAAATCGATGTTTGCCGCATTCGTTGCGGTCTGCGTGTCAGTCGAATCTGCACTTATCGTGGTCCAGCCCGACGCGGCTACCTGCTGTCGCGCGTAATTTGTAAAGTCGGCTTCCGTCAAGGACCCCGTCTCAGCAGCAGACACAGCTGTCGCCAAACCCACATAAATACTGTCCCCTGGCGAAGAAAAGCTCAGAGAGTTGTTTTTAAAGATAAAGTGCAACAACCTCCGCTCAAGGTAGTTTGTTGCGGCGTTTGATGTTGCCATCGTTAATACTCCTTATGTCCGTTGCCGATCCGGCAGACCTCTACGATAGGCGTCTGCATTTTCTCTCGCCTCCGCGAGGTCCTTTAATCTTGTTAGAGCTTCGCTAAACTGTTTATCGTACAGTTGGAGCATATCAGGCTCACCTTTCATATAAATATACGCCTCATACAAAGATCCGTAAAGCAGGGCGTTTGGAGCGTTTTGACTGATCCAGGTTGTGGGGTTTGTGATAGTGCCACTAGTAGCAGAAGCACTACTTCCTAAACCGTTTATAGTTTCAGTTGTTCCGTAGGACGAACCAACGCCCACGTTGTTAGCTAAAAACCCTGTACCAGAAAAAGTGCTAGGAAATAATTTTAAGGTGCCTGTGCTTCCCGCTGAAGCCGTATAGCTTAAAACCTGTGCAAGTGTCTCACTTGTTGCGCCCTGAACATACTCTCCCGCAGAAAATGTTCCAGACACTCCGCTAAGATTTAAAATCACTGGTTCATCTGTCAATGATGTAGGCCGATAGAAATAATGAAGCTCACAAGTGTAATTACTATCGGGTGTGGGGGCTAAAATGACGTTGCTGTATGTAGAAGGAGAGGTCACAGCTTCAGCCACATCAAACAAAGCATAGTATCTCGGCGTGCCTGTAGTTGAAGAGTTTGGGTTGTACTCTTGGATAAAGTTGACATCCTTTTGCAGAAGAAACTCCTTTGAGCTACCGTTTGTGATCGATAGCGAAAAGAAAGCCAAAAAGTCTTGCGGCAGTGACAGAAACTGATCGTTCTGCGTCACTGCGCTCGTAGCATTTTTGCGGAAGACCTCAAGATCAACCAAATAAAAAATACGATCTTCAGCAGAACGAATAAATTCATCTATATACGACACGAACGTCGTCTCAGTGTTTTCTGTGTATTCCTGTATTGCCGATTTCAATTGTGCGTAGGTAAAACTCATTAAACACTCCTACACTATCGTTATATTCCCAACCATACTGGAGTGGTTGGTGCATTGATACACAAGCGACGAGTCGCTCGGCTCATGTGGAACGATAAACTGCGTCAAGCCAGTCGTAGAGTTATAATTTTCTGTCACACCTGTTGTGAAAGCAGATCCACCACTTGAGGTCCTTATTTGTAATGGGTGGCTGCTAACGTAAGACGAGTTGTCTATCAAATATGTATGACCTTTATAGAAGGTAAAGTTAGGGTTGTTACCAGCGGTGGCACCTGGGCCAGAAAAAGTGTACGCAGAACCCGTAGCCGCTGTGGTCGTGTATTTAGTAATTGGACCGCTAACTTCGTCACTTAAACGTAGCCAAGCTCCGCCGTGGGCAAAATACATCGCTCCAAGCGCATGAACATGAGCAATGGCTCCGTGGTATGTTGATGCACTCGGTAAATCACTGAAAGCTGCATAGTAAAAAACAATTTTGTTTGCGCCAGAGCTAACATCAAAGAGACCATTGGCATCAATTATATCTGTGAGAACACTGCTACTATTACCTAACGCAGCGTAGATTTCGTCAAAATTATCATTAATTTTATCAGCGCCAGCACGAAGAGTGTCTCCGGTGCCATCATTAGCGCTTGATCCTATCCCTACTGTCTGCTTTGCCATTTAAGCCTCGTCAAAAGTTTTGGTGCTCGAATCTAATGTAACACTGGATGAATCAAATGTCGTAGCATCGGTAGTTACCGCCGCAACGCTAACTGTGAATGCCATTCTCAGCACCGCTATGTTTGCTGCCGGAAGTTCCCCGACAGTCGCATTTTCACCACCCCCGCGTTGACCACCGACGGTTGCGGCTCCGGCATTTGCCGTAAAAGAATAGGAATCCGAGTCAAGAACCGTGATTGTATACCCAGAGCTTGTCTCCAAAGTTGACGAAGCAAAACCATCAAACCCATTCACTTTCTTAAATTGAACAACGTCCCCGCTTGTCCGACCATGACTAGCTTCATTGACAGTGATTACTGAACTACCTGCTAAACTAGATAGAAATGCGTTTTTTGTCAAAATCCGCTCAACAGCAGGTTCAGAACGATCCGGACGTGCATCTCTCAAAGCTTGGGGATCACTTGTGATTCTAAATGGCCCAAGCTGTGGGTGTTTTGGCTCAAACTCGTCTTTGCCTACTAACAGCCCGTTCCATTCACGTCGCATATCTCTGTACTTATATCTCTGGCCTGATCTATCCGAGATAGCGTAAGAGTTTTTGCCTGAAGCAAATTTCGACATCACCCCATCCTAAAATATTCAAGACTAGGAGTGATCGTAAACGATGCACGGTCTCTGTCCTCGGCTTGAGCCCTATCGAACTCTTCCTCGTAAACGGCTTTGAGAAGCTGTACTCGATCAGGAGCTCGTTTCATACTTAGGTAGTAAGCAAGCCCAGCTGCCAAACAAGGATAAAACCGGAAAGGAACATCCACTGTATTGACCGCCGCATCCGCATCTTCGATACGAGTCAGGCAGTCAAATTTGAGCACGTCTGTAGAATTTTCCGGTGCAGGCCAAACTTTTATTTTTGGTGTGATTTGCCTATCAATAAAAAATTGAGTAGGACGTCCTGTAGTCGTTTTTGAGGGGATGTTGAGATAAGTGTCACGGCTAATCCGATCCATAGAAAAATCGACAGAACTGCGTGTGACAACCATTGAAAGCACGTCAATAACATCTGTTCCAAGATCGTAATCGACGTCATTTGCCGTGACAGTCTGGGTGCGTTGGGCCACAGTCCACTGATTAAGACCGCGGTTTGCCCAATCAGCAAAAAGCAAATTTAGTGATCTGCGAGCGGTTCGAAGATCATAACCAGTGCGAACCTCAATTCCACATCGCTCAAAAGCCTCCTCAACATAATCGGCGACGTTAAGTTCGAAATCAGTGGACCCCGAGGTTGTCATTTGTCATCACCCGCATACAAGTTATCAAAAATCTGATTGATATCTAATGTATAGTCTAAATCAGATTTTGAATAGTGAATGTGTTGGGACGGCAGAAAATCAGGCGCACCCTCGCCCGTTTCAAACCAAGCAGGGTGTGTGACCCGCACGCGATTATTTGGGAGAGCTACGATATTGCCTGTCCAATCCCCAGCATCCAACAGTTCTAAGACATGACTTTGTTTGTGCTGCGCAGGATCATCTGCTATTTCGCTTTCAGTGTAGTCCACTGTGAACAAATACTTAGCCGGGTAAAAATTTCCGTCTATTTTTGCTAACCAAGGACACGGTTGAGCTCTTGCCATGCTGTAGACAGCATGAGTATGAGACATACAATCCCAAGGTTGCGCAGCATGAACGGGCATAGGATCCGGCCACCTTTCAAGCGGTGTGTCGCCAACTAAGGCTGTTATAGGCATCCTGGCCCACATTGCCCCACCGTGGACATTCGGTTCCTCAGTGTCATCTACCTCACAGCCCGTAAAAAGAAGCTGGAAAGATAAACAACGATTGGGCAACGTAGTCACAGCGATTGCCATCGCATGTAAAAAGTCGCCGTGATGACGCTCGTGATTACAAGTGTATTCACGACGGACCCAACATTTGAAATGCGGGATATTGCTTTGCAGGTAAGGCATGCCTTACCTTTTTACACGGCCCCCGCGCTTCATCTTTTTTGCGACGCCGCCACGAGCCATGCCCTTTTTCTTCATTGCCGCACCACCATTACGCATTTTCATGGCTTTTTTAGCCGCACCACCGCGTGCCATGCCCTTTTTCTTCATTGCCATGCCGCCATTTTTCATCTTCATCGGCGGTTTTTTTGCGGCACCGCCGCGCTTCATTTTTTTGGCAGCACCCCCGCGTGCATAACCTTTCTTTTTCATAGCCATGATTCACCTCATGCTTGGGTTACGGACCCTTTGGTCCTTTTTCTGCGATTTGACATTACTGCCCCGCAGCCTTTTGCGACAGCTGTACCTTTGATACGTTTGCCACGGAATGGTCTTTTCACTGGCCCACCGTTCGCAGCTGTCATAACTTTTGCTGCCCTGGTGTTTGACACTACAGTCTTTCCTTTCTTACCCGCCTTTTTCTTTTTGCGAGCTGTCGAAGCTCGTTGACTTTGTGTCAAGCTCTGTGCTTTTGCTCTTGGCAAGCAACGATCAGGATTTTTTTTATCTTTTGACGTGCCGCACTTACCCTTAATTTTGCCGTCACGTCCTATGCGAACCCAATCTTGATCAAGCCATTTTTGAAGCTCGCCCATAATTACCTCTTTTTACGGGGTGATTTTACGAGAGAAGACAAAGTTTTTGCTTGTTTCGCATGTGCTCTAGATGCTTTGCGAAGCTTGCCAGCGACTTTTTTAATTTTTGCTTTCTGAGGTGCCCTCATATCTACCGCCCACGTCTTTTGCCGCCTTTTGATTTTTTGGCATAATTTGGATCTTTGCAGTACTTCGACGCCGCAAGATTTGCGTATGCGCTTGGGTAAGTGTCAAAAGTGCGTTTCGCCCACGCTTTGCCTTCTGGGCAAATTTTCGAACCCTTACTTTTCTTGCTGGCTCTGCCACCATTTTTCATATAAGTGACCCCAGGCTTACGAGGTTTTGCGCCCGCGCGAACCCTTGACGTCACCTTTGGAAAGTCTGATCTCATCATATCAGTTGCTCCAATCCAGCGGCTAACACAATCAAAACCATAATACCCCACATCCGAGTGTCCAGAGATTTGAGTTTGTCTTGGATATCAGAATACCTTTGACTGCAATCGGCTTCGTGTTTTTCCAACAGCTTCAAAACTTCTTCTGCTTTCATCTTAACACTTCCACCTTCTACGAGCTTGACGCAGTCTTGAATTGGGGTTTTTTGCTGCCTTTGGAAATTTCTTCATTTGCCCCGCAGAACGTGCACAAAAAGACTTACGGCGCTTTGCATCCTTTGAGCCTTTTTTAACTTTCCCCGTGACAGCTGTTTTTAGTTTCGATCCAGGGTTTGCTCTACGATAAGCAGCCACCCCAGCTTTAGTCATTCCCGCCCCAGCCTTTGTAGGGCGGAAATTCTTTTTGTTGCGCGGCGGCATTTTTGCCTTACGCCTAGCCACATTTCACCTAATTGAAAAAGAACGTCACTGCTGTGATGTTGGTCAGAGTCCCTACAAAAATGTCGGTTACCCTTATACCTTCAGCAGGAATGTTCACAGAGTGCGTGTCTGAAGCATTAAAATCCAAATCAAGGACAGTAGCGCCGCCAGAGCCATCTGTAATGGTGAGTCGTGGAGTTCCAGATGCAGTTTTCAACTGTATCTGTCTAATGCGAGCGGGACCGACACCGAGTGAACCCGTGCCAGTTATCCGCTTCGTCCTGACGTCAGAGCCCGCCATAGCTTACCCCTCTTTCTTTTTTGCAGCCTTTTTCACGGTCTTTTTGACAGGCTTTTTGCCACCGTTAAGCTTACCCATGATAAGCCTCTTACGATACAGCAGCAGAGAAAGGAGTGGCTTCGGAGCCGGTTGCTGCACCACGAGCAACGACAGAGAATACATTCGAGGCTACGTCCTGAATTTCAATCGTGCCCCCAAGAATCCCACCAGTGGTCGTTCCATTGAGCGTGATCGTATCGCTTGTTGCAGCAGTCTCAAAGATAGACGCAGTATCGCCACCGTCATTTGCGACAATCGCTACACCCGCCATCGTATCGTCGCCGTTAGCAACCTGAATGACGTAGTTGTTTGATGTAATCGTGGTTGATACGAAAAACCTGTAAATATTGCCCGTCCCGCTTGCCGCAGGGAGGGTGACAGTCGCGCCGCTAGCCACGCCTAAAACCATTGTGCGGCCAGCGTTGGCGGCAGAGGTCAGCGTTACGTCAGCAGCTACAGTTACGAGAGAATCCGATCCCGAAATGAAACCGGCAGTAGAGGTCACGGGACCCGAAAAAGTGGTGGAAGCCATATTAGTACCCCTTGCACAAGGTTTCGCTTTGTAGT